GTCATATACTCTAATGCGGGATATATAGAAGGTTTCTCTTTATGAACCCAAACGACCCACTTAATGTTTGAGTTAAAAATGGTGCGGCAAAAATCTAGGCAATCCTTAATCTCCCTAAACGCAGCGAAGTCCACCACGATAGCGTTATAATCAATGGCACCAGATGTAAATTGATATTTCTTTAGTGCATCCAACGGTCTGTCCACATTGTCTATTTTAATATAATTAAAAAGAATTGAGCAATATTTGTCGGTAAAACACCACCCACAATATCTGCCGAACATATCACTAGCATATTCCAATCTTGTCTTCAAATTCTCTTTATTTATAATAAAAGGACTGTCTGGATGAAACTCTATTAGTATGGTTTGTGTTTTGATGAAAAAATCGATTTTATCCCGTTTATCCAACTTATTGAATTGTTGTAACATATAAAAACTGTGTAATGATAAAATATTATAGATATTTTTATAATAATTTATAATATAAGTATATAAAATTATGTCATACTGTCACAACTGCGGAAAAAAAATGGAATCTGGTTGGAAAGCGTGCCCTTTCTGTTCAACATCTTTGGCGTCGCTATCTGAACAACCAAAGACACAGCAACAACAACATCCTCGTTATAATGATCAACAATCTACTGTCGCACTAGTTGAAAACGGAGAAGAAGACTCAGATAGTTATATAGATACTATGGCCCACTATCAAACTCGTCTTGATGGCCTTCAGGTAGATATAGAAAAACCCAGAAATATCAATAAAGATACTATTGAAGCTTTGGCCAAAAATCAATTTGTTAATGTATCAAATGAAAAACGGATAATTCCACCCACTTTGTCGCCAGAAGAAGCTATTAAACAGTTCCAAAACGAGGCCTCGGCGATCAGACCAGTATGATAAGTATATCGTTATTTAATAATTAATATATTTATTATTATGGAAGATAAAACACCCATTAAGCTAAGGTCTTTTGAAAATTGTTATCCAACAATCTTAGAAGAAGTACAAAAAAGAAGACACAAGTGGACACTCACAAGTATTGCATCGATTTCTTACGAGGATGTTCAGCAAATTATTCTTCTTCATATCTGGAAAAAGTGGTCACTATATGATCAATCTCGTCCTCTACTTCCATTCTTAAATATATTAATCTCTAATCAAATTAAAAACCTTATACGAAATCTTTATAGTAACTTCTCAAGGCCATGTCTAAAATGTGAGGCATCTGTTGGTAGCGATGGATGTAAAATTTATACTCTACAATGCGAAGATTGTCCATTATACACTAATTGGAAAAAACGTAAGGAACCAGCGACGAATATTAAACTTCCTTTGTCCATAGAAAATCATACAAACGAAATAAATACTATTTTTGATAGTTCATCAGATATTTCTTGTCATATAAATCAAGCGCATGTGGTGATGAAAAAAATACTCAAACCAATAGAATATAAAATTTATGAGGGTTTATTTATTTTGCATGAAAGTGAATCGGTAGTAGCCAAACGATTAGGTTACATTTCTAACGAAACCAAAAGGGCCCCAGGATATAAGCAAATTCGCAATATTCGCAAAAGTATCATTGCGAAATTCAAGAGGTCTCTTGCTGAGGGTTTGATTGATATTTACTAATTATGCTTGAATTAAATAAAATTTACTTAATGGATTGTATCGAAGGAATGAAATTGATAGATGATAAGTTTATTGACTTAACCGTTACGTCGCCACCTTATGATAACTTAAGAACTTATGAAAATATTTCCTCTTGGAATTTTGATTTATTCACAAAAGTTGCCAGTGAATTATTCAGAATTACTAAAGATGGTGGTGTTGTGGTCTGGGTTGTTGGAGATAAAACAGATAAAGGAAGCGAAACAGGATCAAGTTTTCGGCAGGCATTATATTTTAAAGATATTGGATTTAATTTACATGATACAATGATATATGCCAAAAATAATCCAATTCCATTAACTCATAATAGATATGAACAACAATTTGAATATATGTTTATTTTTAGCAAGGGGAAACCTAAAACATTTAATCCATTATTAGAAAAATGTAAAACTGCTGGCAAAAATCAAAACAAAAGAACTTTTTGGCAAATGTCAAATGACACAGAAAGAAAGCCAGCTCATAAACTAGAACTTGTTAAAGAAACAAAATATCGTTATAATATTTGGTATTATTCTGTGGGTGTTGTAAAAGGGAAAAATCATCCAGCACCTTTCCCTGATCATTTGGCCAATGATCATATTTTAAGTTGGTCGAACGAAAAAGATATTATATTAGACCCATTTGTGGGTTCAGCAACAACAGCCAAAGTATCTAAATTATTGAATCGTAATTTTATTGGATTTGAAAATAATGAAAACTATTATAAAATAGCCTGTGATCACATAGGACAAATTTGATATGGAACTTACACCAGCACAAAAACAATTAATTTTAGATACTTGGAACGCAACTCCAGACGCACCACCTTCTTTAAAAACATTGGTTGAACTTATTTTTGGAGAAGGAGTCGATGGCAGAGATATACGTGGCAAATTAATTAAGCAGTTTCTCGCTACAAGAAATTTTCGAGCTAAAGCCACATCTGACAAAGAAAATAAAACCTCCTTAATTACACTTACTGAAGAAATGAAATTGTATATTGCCAATAACGCCAATAACAATACCGCCTTAGAAATGGCACGAGAACTCTTTCATAATGAACATCTAACCAATTTGAACGCCGAGACCAGAATAGTTAACGAATACTTAAAGTCTTTAACTGGACAAGTAATCTTTGGCGGTAAAGAGGCAATAAATGATGTTCCAGAGGGTGAATATGAGCCGCCCAAAACCTTAGATAAAGCATTAAAGAAAATTAATGAATATGTTTCGTTTGTTCGCGCGATCTCCGAACTCAATGCACAACAAAAAAAGAATACAGAAAAGTTAATAGATTACTTACATACATATCGTTTTATTAGACTAATGAATTCGTTCGAGTCTCAAAAAGACAGAAAAAGTTGCGAAGATGCTTTTATTCGTTATACTTATGACAAATCAGATTTGACACAAGAAGAGATTGATCAATATATTTCTTTGGTTGGAGAGGTTGTTCACGAATTAACAGTTAAGCGAAGAATGGAAAAGATGGGCAAACAACAGGAAAGTATATCAGATAATACCGAAGAATCTCAAAAATATTCAATGGGTTTGGTTGAGGCTATCGGCAAGGCCAGCACCGAATTTCATCAATGCAGAGATCGGCAACGGAAGTTGTTGGATGCATTAACGGAAAAACGTAGTGGCAGATTAAACTCACAAATTAATGAAAATGCAAGTATCTTAAATCTTGTCCAAATGTGGCGCGATGAAGAGGGGCGCAAAGAGTTACTAAAAATTGCCCAGTTAGAGCAACAATCTATTACCGAAGAGGTAGACAGAATAAGTTCTGTGAGCGAAATTAAATTGAAGATCCTCGGTCTGAGCAAATCCCAAATCATAAATGGATAAACAACCCATACAATTTTTTAAGACAGCGGCAAGACAAGATATAATCAATTATATTAGTGAATTTTTATTGGAAAGACAGAAAGAGAAAAATATTCTTTATACTTTGGGGCAGGTAGAATTAAGATCTTTATTTCTTCCAGGAATTAGTTATTTAAATAACCTAATGGGAGATTATTATGGTTGGGCCGAGTCGTTGGGGTTTAAGAATAGACTAGAAAAATTTAAACAGTGGGGCGACACCAAAGAGCTTAACAAACGCAATGTAATTTACTGCGACTCCCGCGAGCAAAACTTACTTTCAATCAATAAAACCAAAACATTAGTAACTAAATTAGAATATGGGGATTATGCTTTTTCTAATGCGGAATGGACTGGACGCGTAGCAATAGAAAGGAAGAGCGGTGCAGATTTTATTGTGACTATGGTTGGTGGTTATAGAAGATTTATTAATGAAGTTGAACGCGCCAATAAAGATGGAGCTTATTTAATTGTATTAGTAGAGGCTAAATTATCTGATATGTTAGATTATAGGAATAAGAGAATTGTTAATTATAAGATTAGGTTTCCTGTTGCTGTTATATTCCATAGCGTACGCGAACTTATGCAAAATTATAACAATATCCAATTTTTATTTGTAAACTCGCATGAATCAGCAGGCCAAATGGTCGAAAAATTATTTAGCTTGGGCAAGGATATTAAAAGATATGACTTGCAATTATTAAAAGATTTAGATATAATATAGATATGAAATTATGTGATACTACTGATATTGCTAAACAGCACGGTGACATGGAAAGTGTTGTGAATATTAATAAAGGAGATAAAATAATTTAATTATATGTGGTACGATTCGACAACACAAGACAAAAATCCTATTATTATTCCTAATGTTAACGAGGAATTATCTAAACTAATAGGAGAACTTGATGATGATGTTGCCAAAATAACTCTTGCTCAATTTCTTTATAAAAATATTGGATTCACGACGGAGTTATTAACTGGAGTCAAACTTTTTCCTGATCAAATTATCAATATCAAAGGCATATTGGAAAGTAATTTTTCTTATTGTGTTTGGTCGCGTGGTATGGGAAAAAGTACGATAGCCGCCCTAGTATCTGTGTTATTATGTATATTTAAGCCAAATACAAATGTTTTGCTTTCGGGCGTAACCTTCAGAACCGCAAGAATGATCTTTAATAATATAGAAAAGATGGTTGATTCTAAAGAAGGAAAAATGTTAGCGGCTTGCTTTAATAATAAACCTTCCAAAAGAAACGATCAATTTGAATGGAGAATTAACGGAGGAAGTATCGTTGCCATTCCTTTGAATGGAGAAAAAATCCGTGGTTTTCGCGCAAATGTTTTAATCATTGATGAATTCCTATTAATGGAAGAAAATTTAGTAGAAAAAGTTTTGATTCCCTACTTGATTGTTCCGCAAGATTTAAAAAAGCGCCAACAAATTCGCAATATCGAAGATAAACTAATTGCTAAAGGGTTATTAAAAGAAGACGAAAGAACAAGGCCAGTTAATACGGCTAAATTAATTGCATTAACATCTGCTAGTTTTACTTGTGAATACGCTTATAGAAAATACCAAGAATATGTTAATCAAATATATAATCCAATAAACGAAGGAGATGCTGGAAAATATTTTGTAAGTCAAATGGCTTGGGATAGTATTAAAAATCCAGAGGATAGAATGGATAAAAGTATTATAGAACTTGCTCAAAGTAATCAGGCGAATTCGGCGTCTTTCCAAAGAGAGTATTCGGCAAAATTTATGGATGGGAGCTCAGGCTTCTTCTCTATGGATAAAATGCTCTCCTGTTCTATTCCAGATGGTCAGGAACCCACACAATTACTACGCGGACACAAAGATAAAAAATATCTCATCTCAATTGACCCTAATTTTTCTGGTTCTGACACTTCGGATCATTTTGCGATGTGTGTCGTAGAAATTGAATTAAATAAAGATAATAAATTCATAGGCACGGTTGTTCACCAATATGCTTGTGCGGGCAAAGATCTAAAAAATCACATAGCATATTTTCACTATTTATTAATTAATTTTAATGTTGAAGTGATTATAATCGATAATGCTGGCTATCAGTTTATCGAATCAGCCAATGAGAGCGAGGCCTTTAGAAACTCTAATATTAACTTAAAAATATTTGAATTAAGTGCAGAAAAGGATGGCGAGGAATATAATAATCAGATTAAAGAAGCCAAAAAATCTTATAATCGCCAAATGCAGAGAATAGTCTTTACTCAAGTCTTTAATACTGATTTTATTGGTAAGTCAAATGAATGGTTACAGGGATGTATTGACTATAAAAGAATTTGGTTCGCAAGTGCCATCAAGGCTAGCCCAGAAGCCTTCGACAAGGCCATTCAAGTTCCAGTTAATAGTAATTTAATTGGAGACGAGTTAGATACTGGGGAAAGCATCATTGGTTATTTTATAGATCATCAAGATACACTTATGAAACAACTTCGTTATGAATGTTCTGCTATTGAGGTGTCTGTTAACGCTAAAGGTAATCAAACTTTTGATTTGCCAGCCGTTATCAAAAGAGATCGCAGTCCATCAAGAATGCGTCGCGATAGTTATACAGCCCTCCTGCTCGGAACTTGGGGGATGAAGGTCTATGGCGATATTTTAAATACTCCCGCCGAGGATTTTGATACGTTTACTCCGTTTTTTGTATAAAATTATAAAAACATATCTTTAATGTAGTGTAATAATCTTATATTAAAGGCGTATGGCACTCTCTAGTCAAATTCGTGTAAGGCAGATTTCTCAATCCGAGCTTTCGGGTTTCGTGAATGTAGCAGAATTCTCTTTTCTATCTGGAACGGGCATAAACATCGGCGGAAATATTATCCCAACTGGTTCGGGCGTATATAGTTTGGGCGACACTGGACATTTTTTTCAAAACCTATACACCAACAATATAAACATTCCAAGTGGTAGTAGAATAATGTTTGGTAATACTTCTTTAACCGCCTATACGTCTGGTACCGCTGGCATTTTAAATGTTGGTGGATATACCATTACTTCTACGTCAACCGCTCTGAGTATCATTGGTCCATCTGGGCCTAGTGGCTATCAGGGCATTCAGGGTATAGCTGGTAACTCAGGTATTAGTGTTACTGGCTATACAACCTCTAATAATAAATTAACCTTTTATTACTCTAATGGAACAAGTGGTAACGCTATTCAACTTCCATCTGGAGCAACTGGGGCAACTGGGGCTTTTGCAACAGGAAGTCACGTTTCTGGAAATTATGTAAGTTTTATATTTTCAAATGGAACGACTGGCTCAGCTTTTTATATTCCTAGTGGGCTACAGGGTAATCAAGGGCCAGTAGGAAATATCTATTATGACTTTCAAACACTATATAATTATAATACGGGCGACCCTAATCCGCCATACGTCCATCTACCCTATGTCAATCCATCTATTGTAGATAATCCACCATTAAATTTTGTTAAGGGGATGGATTATGGAATTGGATACAGTGGTTTAGCCACTGCCGTTGTTAGCGGTTACAACACAAATTATTATGTAGACGACTTGGGGCAAACTGGTTATTTACAATTAGTATTTTTTACAAGTGAGGCTGTTCCAGGTCGCTATATTAGTAGCGAAACAATTACTGGGTATTCTACTATAGCGAATTGGTTAGACACGAATAACAACCCAATATCATCTAATAGAACATTTAATCCTTATATAAACCAAATAAGTATGAGTGTCAATTTTGCAAGTGACTCATCTTATTACTATGGTTTTCAAAGGTATTCAATGGCGGTGCAAGCACCAATTGATGGAAATACCGTTCCTGGAGAATGGGGATTTTATGTTTTGGGGCAAGCTAATACTAACTATTTCGGACCTCAAGGGCCGAGTGGCGTCGCTGGGATACAAGGCGTTCCTGGGCCTCAGGGCGATATTGGTCCAAATGGTATAGATGGGCCAGTCGGAATTGGCATAGCAGGTGTTACAAGTAATGGATCTAGTCTGCAATTAGAGTTCTCTGATGGTTCCACTAGTCAATGGATTACTCTCCCGCAGGGTGGAGCACAAGGAGCAACTGGGCCACAGGGACCAAGCGGTTTGCAAGGCATCCAAGGGCCAACGGGAGCGACGGGAGCACAAGGATATGCGGATACATATCTAGTTTATTTCGGAACCCAAGAAATAAATGCCACATCAGGCATTTCTCCTTCGTTCAATAAAGAAATTAGTGGTCAATCTATATTTACTTATTGTACTGGCAATAATATGTATTTTAAGGCTGGAGATGAAATTCAATTTCAACATAATGATTTAATTGGGAAAGCCTATTCCCCAGCGCAAAATGTATTAGTCGCAGACAGTAATTATAGTGGTGTAAGATATTTTTATGGACTAGTTAATACATTTAATAAGACTGCTGGTGTTATAACGATGACAATTGAAGGATCTCCTTACCCACCTATCGGTATAAGTGGTAGTTATATGTATTGGAACCAATTTAATGGAATTTCAATGAATTTAGGTGGACTTGGGAGTCCAGGACCAATTGGAAATGTCGGTCCACAAGGAATTCAGGGCAATACAGGACATAGTATCTTTATTAATACTGGAATTGATTTATCAACCTCTAACCTCACTAATATTTATGGAAGTAACTGTGACTCTTGGAATATTAATATTGGTGATACCCAACATTCAAATACTTTAAATTTTATTAGTTCAAGTATAGCAACAGGGCAGACATTAATTATAAAAGTTTATAATTCGGGCAACAACACCCTTGGTGACGATGGTTCCAATTTGTTAACATGGCAAGTGGATAGTGTAGGAGGGGTTAAATGGCCCTATGGAGTTCCTGCACCAGGTCCCGCGCCGTCGTCTTCAAGTGTGTATACGATAATTCGCTTTCCCGATATGGGTGGTTTACCAGCTATGTTTGGTACATTCAGTGCTAATT